ACTGATGATGTGGCATCAAATGATAATGTGCCATCAGCATCGATTTGTACGTAACCGCTGAGATAATCTAACGATGCCCATACGGTTGAGCCGTCACCACACTTAAGTTTGTTGGTATCTGTTTCAAAACCAAATTCACCTGAACTTAGAGTAGGATTCTCTGTAGCCCAGTTAGCGGCAGTGTCGCGACGTACTTGTATACGTGTTGCCATAATTGTTTCTCCTAATTATTAACTTGCGGCATTACCACCATCAATGGTGCCACCGTTCATGGTTCCTGATATCGTTATATCGCCTGTTACGTCAATGCCTGTATTGGTTGTGCGTAGCTTCTCACTGTTGTTGTAATATATTTTAACTTCAGCATCAGGCTCACCACGAAACATTATGCTATTAAATTGCTTGCCAATACTTACACCAAGTGAACCATTGACCTTTAAGCCGTTGCCATTAGTGCCATCATCGTAGATTTGCGATGTTCCGTTTTTAAAACTGACGACTGGGTCTGTTGCGGAATTAATCAGGGATAGATTGGTTGTGCCTACAGTTAAATTGCCTGATACGTTTACGCCTGTAGATGTAGCAACAAGATAATCTGCTGTGTTTGCAGAATTACTGATGTATACCGTGTCGCTGAGAACGCGTGTTGTTTGACCTAAAGCAGCATCAATATAGTTAGTAGATGTGCCATCATGATAAATTTGTAAGTCACTACCTGCACCGAAGATGGCTTTGTCGTTGTCGCCGAAGGACAAGTTGCCTGTGATTGAATCACCAGTATTTAAGATGTAGTTATCAGGGACAGAAGTTAAATAACCTTCAGTAGAATGATCACCCCAACCGTATGCAGTGTTCCAATTAGTAATGTTAGTACTAGTGATGTTGTATGCTGCTGAACTTGTGAATGCTGATGCGTCTGCTGCTGCACTAGCTGCACTAGTCGCTGCTGATGTAGCACTGGATGCTGCTGCAGTAGCACTACCGGCTGCATTTGTTTCAGAGGTAGACGCATTATTAGCTGAGGTTAATGCATTACTTGCGTATGTTTGAGCAGCATTTTGACTTGTTGATGCATTAGATGCACTCGTAGCTGCTGAAGTTGCACTTTGAGAAGCTGCAGTTGCAGAGTTAGCTGCATTAGTTTCACTGGTAGATGCATTAGATGCAGATGTTGCTGCATTGCTAGCTGAAGTGGCTGCTGCGGATTCACTATTAGATGCATTAGTCTCAGATGTACCTGCACTAGCTGCACTATTTGCTGCATTAGTAGCTGATGTAGCTGCCGCAGTTGCACTTAATCCTGCATTAGTCTCAGATGTACCTGCGTTAGTTTCACTAGTTGCCGCATTACCTTCAGACGTTGCTGCATTAGTAGCACTTGTAGCCGCTGCGCTTGCACTAGTAGCTGCATTGGATGCGCTTGTAGATGCTTCGCTTGCTTTGGTTGTAGCTGTGTTAGCAGATGTAGAAGCCGAAGTTGCAGATGTAGATGCACTAGCTGCACTACTTGCTGCCGCTGTAGCACTTGCTGCTGCTGCTGTTGCAGAAGTATCTGCATCATCTGCGTCAGTACTTGCTGCGGATGCCGATGTAGCTGCTGATGCTGCTGAAGATGTAGCACTTGAAGCACTAGCTTCTGCACTAGACTGAGCTGACTCAGCTGCTGATTGAGCAGTTTCTGCTGCAGCTTCCGCAGTTTCCGCTGCTGATTGCGCTACTACTGCTGCTGCTTCTGCTGTCTCAGCATTAGTTTCAGCTGTCTCTGCTGCTGACTGAGCTGTCTCAGCATTAACCTCTGCTGTCTCTGCTGCCGCCTCAGATAAAGCCGCTGCTGTTGCAGATGCTGATGCATTGTTAGCATAACCCAAAGCTGTGTTAGCATGACCTGATGCAGTAGATGCACTGTTGGCAGCGTTAGTTGCAGATGTAGATGCTGATGAAGCACTAGTAGCTGCTTCTGTAGCTTTAGTAGTTGCTGTAGTTGCACTAGTTGCTGCTGATGTAGCACTAGATGATGCTGTAGCTGCATTAAAAGATGCTGATTGAGCACTAACAGTTGCAGATGTAGCCGATGTAGCTGCTGCATTCTTGTGTAACAAAGCTTCTGCTGCATTATCTTCTGATGCAGAGAAACTCTGAGATGCTTCACTTGCTTTGGTTGTTGCCAAGTCTGCTGCATCAACTGCTGATGCAAGATACTCTTGAACTAGTAATGAGTTATTAGCAGATGTCTCAACTGCTTCTTGAATAGAAGAATTGAGTGCATCAACTGATACTTGAATAAACTGATAATCACCCGACAGCATTCCTGGCACTTCAGTAGCGAATGCACCACCTTTACCAGAATCCGTAGTAGCCGGAGAGTCTGTTAAGTCAACCATAATTCTCTCCTTAAATTAACTGTGAGTTAAAATGCATTTGAATGTTACCACCAGATGCAACACGCATCTTCTCTTCTTTGTTCACTTCTTCAATAGCTTCAGCAAACTTAACTTTATACTTGTTTGATTGTACGTCATCATCAAGATAGTCTAAACATTGTTGTAATGTACCAAACAATAATATCTGTCTGTTTTGATCACGTAACCAGTTATCTAACTCAATGCCATCTTCTTCTTCAAAGTAAAAACGTTCACGAGAATTAGTAGCATCCTGAATAGCATATGCAGTATCCGTACCTGCAACAGGAGGATATGAAGTACCATTAGGGAAATATAAAGATATAGCTCCACTAGTACGTTGTGCTGCAGGAGGTGTTACAAGACCAATATTAAAATAATCTGCTGTAACAAGATAACGTGCATCTAATGCAGGTAAGCGACGATAATAATGTAATTCAATAACATCACCAGTGCTTAATGCGCCCGCAACTAAGATATTACCTTCTTGACGTGACCAAAAGAAATCTGTGTATCGATCTGCATACATATCCCAAAATGTACGTACATCTGTTTTCTCGTTAAACACAACATTAGTTTTATTAACATTATTAGACGATTTAATCTTTAGATGAATAAAAAATGTTACGTCTGAAGGAATGGGTAGTTTAGCAATTTGTAAATGATTAGTTACATCTGTTTCTAATTTTACTTGATATGCACTTGTTACCGTAGTAGTAGGATCTACAATAGTGTAATCAACATGAGCTTCCAAAGCAGGTATCTTTAATGTCTTATATGCTTTATCTGCTGCATAATCCATAGCTTCTTCGATAACTGAATCAGGCAGTACATCATCTTCTCTGTTAATCCATGCACGTACTTTAGCTACGAATGCATCGTAATTTGATGTTGCCATATATTATCTCCCTTAATATGACATGAGAAGTGGGTATTCTGTTTTAATAACATTAAGTAACCATTTCATGTTACTCGGATCTTGCATGAACTCGTCGCTCATCATATCAACACCATACTTCTCTAGTATTTCTAATTGTACAATTGTAGGGATAGTACATGCTTTCTTATAACCAATATCTCGTTTTTGACCTAATTCACGATCTAACTTAGCTGCTTCAAGGAATGGTTTTTCATCTTGAGTAAATGCCCATCGTTTATTGTCTTCGTTATATTCAGCAACACTATCTAACGTGTGTACTTTATGTTTAGTTTCCATATTGTCCTCTATGTTCTTTAATTACTAATCGCAACAAAACGACCAGATTTACCAATATAACCTAACACTGGGTTAGCGATACTAGTTGTGCCTGTAGCATTGTAAAATACAGCAGTATTGATTGTGTAACCATAACCGCTTGTATCGTCTGCTTGCTTCCAAGAACAACGATCTGCCGGATAAATTACTGTTGAAGTACCATCTTTAACAACTAACATAATATAATCTCCTAATATATTATAAATGTAAAAAAGGGAGTCCCGAAGGACCCCCTCTTATTTATCTAAGTATGTCTTATGAACCAGACAAACCGTAGATTGCGCCACAACCTTTAGGGTTGTTGCACTGAAGAGTCCACTCTTCAACCATTTGACCAACCATTGAGTCACCTTTCTGACCTACATCAACTTCCGCCAATGGACGTAGAGTAGCTACAGAGAACCATGATGGATCATAGATCAATGCAGAGAAGTCAGCAACGTCAGTTACACCTGCACCTGAGTGAGCAACGTTGTTGTCACCAGTAAATGCAACGTTGTTAGATAGACCCATAACATAGTTAGGGACAACCATAACGTCACCAAAGTCAGACATGTAGATGTCAACAGACTGGCGCAATTTGCCGTCCATGTCAACATTACGACGTACATTTGACTCTGCTTGAATCAAGTCAGAGAAGTTACGACGGTTCTTAGGTGATACCATGATCTTGGTAGCCTTACCACCATTTTCATAGATCTTCTGCATTACTTCGTCAATGTCAGACAAAGTCAAAGCAGCTTTAGTAGGAGCAGTAGTAGAACCCGCAATAGAAGAACGGATAGTAGCAGTACCATTGTTGTCTACGCCAGCACCAGTAGTTGCATCAGATGCAGCTTGGAATTGACCTTTGTAAACTACGTTAGAGTTACCGTTGATCCAAGACTGGAAACCACCAGCTGAACGGATACCTGAGCCAACTGCAACTTGGAAGTCATGAATCATGTTCTTCTCGATGTCGCGACGCATCTCAGTACCACGCTTCTTCAACTGATAAGCATACTCATCAGCTACGCCAGCTTGATCAACTGCACGGCGAGTACCAGATACAGCAATTGTCTTACCGTTGATCTGGCAGTAGTTACCCAAACGGGTACGATTAGGACCAGCATCGTTGAATGCAGCATTGTGCTCGCCAGATACAGCAGAACCACCCGCAGTAGGAGCTACGAAGTCAACACCTTCAGCGATACGTGAATCGCCTGGAGCTGCCAATTCGTCAGTTTGCCATTCGTGATACAATGCGGTTGCTTTTGATTTGCCGATTGATGACATGAATGGGGTCTCATCACGAGAAATCATCGAGATGAAGTTTGCCAAGTCTTCACGTTGTGAAGCATCCTTGTTGTTAGACAGGTAACCAGGACCCTGAGGACCGCCGGTAGTACGTGCGCCTGTAGTAGTAGCCATTTAAGACCTCCATGTTTTAATTGTTTTCGTTATTATAAACGCGATAAAGATTTCGCTGCGTATTGTTTGAGGAAGGCATCCTGATCTTCCTTAGAAGCATCCTCTCGGAATGCTCTTGCTTTAATCATCTTCTCTTTATCTTCGACTTTAGCTTGCTTAGACTTACCTTTCTTTGTAGGAACTGCTTTCTTTGCAGGAGCAGCTTTACGTTTGGCTTCGCCTTTAGTTACGCCAGTCTTGAGAACCATGTAATCATGTAAAACTCGAATTACATCTGGATCCATGATTGAATCAACTACGTATTCAGGCAACCCTACGTCTTCGCTTACTGCGAATGCGCGAATGTCTTGTGCCATTTTTTCGTCAAATCCAGGAACCTTTTCATTAATTACTTCAGAAAAATATTGCATATTAGATTCCCATTCTTGTTGGGCTTGCATATCTTTCTGTTTGTTTAATTGTTCTTGTAATCCTTCTCGTTGTTTACGTGCTGCCCAGTATTTACTTTGAGCTTGTTCACGTTGATCTTTGAGTTCTTCTAATTCGTATCGATCGCCTTCATCTCGTGCTTTCTGAATCTTAGCTTCAATCTCGTGGTATTCACGTGATAATTGTTGCTCTTGACCCATCAATACAGCAGCTGAAGCTTCCGACATTGATTGAATTTGAGCTAACGCCTCTTGACGTTCTTGCTCTAATTGCTGTCGTGCTTCACCAAGTTCTCGACCCTTTTTAGATAATGAGTTGTCAGTCTGATATCCTTTCAGTAAGTCTGCAAATGAGACATCTACTTCTTCTCCATCAATCTTAACACGGACATAAGCGTCCAAATCCAAATCGTCTGCTGTGTAGACATCAACTTCTTGGGTAGACGGTTCTTCACCATCATCCTCATCTGATTCTTCATCAACTTCTTCTTCGGATTCCTCTTCACTAACGGCTTCTTCAGATTCTTCTAGGTCGTCTTCATAATCTGATTCTTCCGGGTCAACTTCGGGAATCTCCTCATCGGGTAGCGGTTCTTCTTGATTAAGGAACGATGTTCCTCGTAGAACGGCATCCAGGAGTTCGGCTTCAGTTTGACCAGAAGTAATATCTCCGTGATCCATATCGGGTACAGTTTGATCATTACTCATAATTTATTTCCTCTTATTGCTCTTTCTTGGTAGCTACTTTCTTAGTAACTTTCTTAGGTACTTCAGCTGGCTTAACGCTCGGCTTCGGTGGAGCAATCATTTCTTTGTATCGATCTACTAGAGAATACATAGCATTAATAGTTTCAGCATTAATCTTAGCTTTACCTGGACTACGAGTTGAATCGTATTCCATAGTATTAATCATTGTCTCTAGATTCTCAATAATCTTAGGGTAATCTGTGTTATTCATTGTTGTCGTCCTCATTGTCTAAATACGGTACATTTTTACCATACATTTCGTATTGAACCATACGTGATTTTACATCTCCCAAAGACAGAACACAGGAATAAATAAACTCTCGTTTCTTGTTTTCGTGTGGATCTGTGTTTAGGAATTGTAAAAAATAATCTGTAAGTAATTCGCCATATACACCATCAAAGAACTGTTCGCGTTCTCTTGTGGCAAACTCGGCTTTAACCAGAGCTTCTTTAGCAATTAAATCAGGATGTTGACCTTTCAGCTTCTTCTCAGCTGACTCACGGTACTTTTCCATAATGTCCTCTTGTTATTTTAAAGTAAACAAATATAGTGTCTTATCACACAATGTAAGAATGTTGTCAATCTCGTTTTGAATATTAGTAGACTTACACATATCTCGTGCTTCTTGTACTAATGAACAAAGATCTTTCAGGTATTTTTCTTCTGAATCAACACTTACTTTCATTGAGCTAATAGCCATAGATGTAGGCTTACCATATTCGCCGAATGCAGCTTCAGCTACAACATCTAATTGATCTTGAATAGTCTCATAAAAGTTATTCAATGCCTTATGACGAGCATATGAATCTGTCATAAGATGCATCATGTGAGTTGCTGTCCTAGCTTCCATAAGCTTGGCAATGAACTCCGCATAATGATCTTTCATGTTATTCTTTTTGGCAGTCGGAATAATTTTATTTGGCGGCGGTACTGGACCCATCTCCATTACATCATCCCTCCTTGTTGTTGCATCATAGCCATAATCTCTTCTTCAGATGGCTGTGCTTGTTGTTGTGGTTGAGCCGTAGGCTCCGCTGCTAACGCAGCAGGATTGACTTGTGACATATCAATAGCCATCTTAGCCATCATCAATAACTCTTCAAAATTAGGTGCTGGAGGAATCTGTGCTCCTTCTTTGACTGACTTAATAGCCAGATCAGCCCATTCTTGTTGATGTTTATCCATTGCAACAGCAAGCTGTTTAATATTGTCATCACTAGTATTCTTAGCTTGTGCATTAGTGTATGCAACATTAGCTTCTTGAAGTGCTAAATCAGCTGCAGCTTTCTTCTGAATATTATCTTGTTCAGATTGTTTGGCTTGAGATTGTTGCTGAAGAGCTTGTGTAGCTTTCTCTTTGAATTCTGGCGTAGTATAATCTTCTAAGAAATCGTTAGAATCAATACCCATGGCTTCAAGTGTCTTAGTAGCAAGTATTGCAGGCGCTTCAGGTTTAACAATCATACCCGCACCCGCTTGATTAAGAGCAGGAAGGATTTGAGTGCCTACCATCTGTAGTTTCTGTAGTTTATTCTGATTGCTGTTCTCACCAAGATCCAAGAATACCTCAATGTCCATGTCTGTAGGTAACATCATAGGATCAATATTAGCATATACACCTTGATAATGGAATTTCATTTCAGACATACATTTACGCATTGTCTTGTAAATGCCATGACAAAGACGTTTAAGACCAGTCTCAGCAAATCGACGTGCAATATGTTGAATACGCTTTTGTGATGCATTC